ATTAAGAATATTGTTTATGTGGTAGTTAGATACCTCTTCTTCTAGTGAGCAGTATTGTAAACATCCGTGATAGTCTACAGGAGCATAGTAATAAAACCCTGGTCTATACGGTTTAATGATATAAAGCTCTCTAAGCTCATTACCTTTTCCATTGCCAAACGTAGGGATTCTCTTTGGGTTGTCGGATGGCTTATATTCACTCCACTTAGGGTAATAATAATATGCTCTTATTTTCCCTTCGTCCGCTTTTTCTGCTCTTAGCGTTTCCATAGGGAAATGCGTAAGAGAAGTAATTCTAGTCTTGCTTTTATTGTAAACGACCTGAACAGCACCTTGGCCAAGTAATTTGTAATCGTTGACTATCTTTTTTACCTCTTCGTCTTTCAATATCATTTTGAAACGAGCAAACATCTCAGGTTTTTCTTCGCTGTCTGTTGCGCTCAATCCCCTTCCGTAAATCATATCTACAATACCATTGATACAGCAAGAGTTTGTTGGGCTGCTCAAATAATTGTCAATTAAGTCTCCAAAATAATTATTATCTTGTCCGTAAGTGACCCAATCATTTCTGTAGTCCTCCTTAATTTCGGGAATAGTATATCCTTGTAGGTTTACTACTCTAATTGTTCCTGTTGGTTTAGTTTTTCTTGGCATATCTATGTTTCTAATGCTAATACTATTGCGCTGTTAGCTGCTCCGTCTGTTTCGCTAGTAGCTCCTGTTGTTACTTGTCCTAAATCACTCCATTGCGTATATCCATCTGCTGGCTTAGGCTCTGTTGGCGATACTATAAGTGCGCCCTCTACACCATTTAAAGTGTATGAGCCAGCAATTATCCCTCCATAACCTTTCTCTCCAAGATTACCGGAGAAGCCTCCCTCTACACCAGCCTCAAATCTTACGGGTCTAACCCTTGTCTTTTTGGTTCTGTAATAAGTACCACCACAATTCACTTCGGATAAGTAGCAATTTTCTGGAACATCTTTTAACAGGTTCGCTATGGGCGATAAATAAATCCACCTCTGATACACAAAAGAAAAGGTTGGCGAATTAACATTCTCTGTAGATGTCCAATAGTATTGATTTGTTTGACTCGGTCCAGATGGAGTTCCTACCACTTCCGGTAAATAATATGGGTCATATCCAAATCGTGTTGCGGAGTTGTTTATAATAGGTATGTATGGGTATATTTCTTCAGCTTCTTCTTTTGAGGGTAAATACCAATCATCATACGTTGTGTCGTTTATAGTAACACAGTACAAATCGCATATTTGGAATGCGCTTGTTAATCCAGACATTACTCCTTCATCGTGGCAAATAATAACATCGTTACCTCCGCCGCCGCCAATAGGAGCTTCATCCGTAGAACCACCATCAACAATTATATACTTTTGGTTTAGGTTGTTAGGTGTGTGTTGAGAATACTTACCTGTATTCAATGAAGCTTTGTATTTTTTATTTATTTCACTAGTGCAAAATACTTTTCCTTTATATATAACGCTTTGATCGGCCTTTTGAACTTCTAAAGAATAAGTTGAGTTTTCAATCAGTATCGTAAAGGCAACACTTAGTTTAAAGTAATTGCCCTCTGTTTGTCCCGTTACACCTGTTACGGTTTGTTTCTTACCACTACCATCCTCAATTAATATAACAATAAAATCACTAGCATTATAATACTCTCTAGGTACTATTTTTATTTCTTGACTAGCTAATGACGGAATTAATACATTCATATATATATAACTTAAACAGGTAGTATTTGTTTATAATAAAAAAGGGGGCTAATTGCCCCCTTTTGCGTTTAAGAACCTACTATGTTTAAGAATTTGTTCCTTCAGTTACAGTTACAGTAGCACTTGACATTCCTGCGTATGGGTCAGCAGCCGTTGGGCTAGACACAAAGTTAGCAGGCTTAGTTTCCATTGCGCTAAACGTAAGAGTATATCCGCTTAGGTCTCCCATAGCGGCTCCTGTTACTATTGTACCACCAGATACATCAGCACCGTGTTCTAAACCTACAACCATTACGTTTCCGTTATAGTCTTCTACAGCAATATGAGGACGACCAGCAGCCAAGATTTTAATCTCTTTGTGGTCTTCTTTACTCAATTTGTGCAAGGTTAGATTAAGTGTTTGCTCATAAAAAGAAGTTCCATTCTCACGAGAAGCATTGATAGTTTGCTCAAGAGAAGAGTTTCCTTTTACGTCATATTTGAAGGCAGTGAAAGTTCCTGACAAATCAGTAATCTCATCGTCTGTTTGTGTAACAGTTCCGAAGTCACCGAAATCAGTAAAGTAAACGGCTTTTATACCACCTACTACATCTTTGCAGGGCTCTTTTCTACCTCTAGTTAAATCACAAGCCATAATTATTTAAGTATTATAAAAAAGGGCAGGTAGGCTCTAAGGCTTACCTACCCTTTTCAAATTAATGTTTCAGTTTATTAAGAATAAAGAACGATATCAGAACCGATTCCGAACTGTACACCTGCAGTATAGCGCATAACTACACGAACATTTTGTGAACCATCGATATCAGCCATATCAATCAACTTAACTTCGTTTCTGTCATCTAATAGACCTGTTCCGAAGAATAAGTTAGATTTCTGAGCTGCAACAGCAGTGTTGTCAGCAAGTCCTTTAGCTACAACTACATTGATACCTTCGAAAGAAAGTTGACCACCGTTGTACCACTGAGAACCTTTGTTATCTGTACCTGCACCACCGATAGTAGCAACGAATCCACCAAGCGCACGAACGTAAGCTCTTGCGATGTTAGAAGATACATATAAAGTTAAGTCTTCTTTTCCGTAAACAGCAGTTGGGATAGCATCAACGATAGCGCCTAATTGTGCGATTACGTTAGATGAATCAACAGATACAGCAGTAACGTCTACAACAGTTGCATCAGCAGCAAGTAGAGTTTCAAAACCATCGAAAGACCCTTCTCCAGCAGAACCACTCCAGATAGAAGTTTCAGTTGCTTTAGCAACTTCAGCAGCTACTTGTCCGATTACGAAATCAGAGAATAGTGGAGGTAGGTTATCAAAAGCAGAATAACCCATCTGAGCAGCTTCCCAGTCAGAGTGTAATTCTTTTTTACAGATTTGTAGGTTTACTTGCAATTCAGCAGGAGTAAGTACTTTCTCCGTTAGAGTCATTGCAGATGTGCTTGCGTCAAAATCGCAGTCCGCAGAACGAACTAGATCAGTAAAAGCACCTACTTTCATAGCTGCCTTGTACTTTACGTTAGGCAGAATAGTAATAGTACCTTGGTCTAAGGTATCAGCAGATAAAAGTGCAGCAGCTAAATACTTGCCAGCAAATTCGCCTGCGTATGAACTAGTAATAGTTGGATTTGGCATTTTATTTTATTTTAGTTGTTTGTTATTTTTGACATTACTCTGTCAAGGGTTGATTTACTTCTATTTTGTGCAAATAGGTGTGTTGGTTTTTTAGACACCTCTGCTTCTGGACTGTGAGATAATGGCTCTACAGCAGGCTCTTGATTTGATAGTTCAGTTGGAACTTCCAATTCTTCTTCCTTTTGTGCGGTAAGCTCTTCAATCATACCTTTTACTTCAGCCATAGCTTTAGCAAGGTCTTCTTTAGTAACGTACATATCCATTTTATCTTCTTCTTCCATCACTTCTTCAGTTTCTTCTAGCTCTTCAGTCATTTCAACTTCTTCAGTTTCTTTAACTTCTTCAGCAGCATCAACTTGGATGTCTTTGGCTTCCTCAGACAATTCTACTTGGTCCTCAACTACAGGAGTTTCCTCTTCTTTAGTTTCAGTACTAAGTAAAACGTTTTTGAAACGCTCTACAATTTCGTTAGCTTTCATATACGAATTAATAAGGTTAAACAATAATTAACTAACTATTTAACTCAAAGACTATATGTTTGTTGTATTTTTAATTGGTTCCGCTAGTAGGACCTATGCCTTGCGCCTGTAGTGATCCGTCACAGCATTTTTTACTGTAACGTTTGCCGTCTTTACATAAACATCCTCTGCGTCCGCCCGTTGGGCTACTATTTGATGGGGTAACGAATTTCTTTCTGGTCATTTTGAAGATTTAGGGTGTTTCTTTGGTAATAAATCGTAATCTGTAGTATATTTTGCATTCTCAGGACGGCCATTCTTGACTAAGTACATAAACGCATTCACTCTTGCGTGCGCCCATTGAGATGCTGACTTAACATTTGGAGAATGGGAGGTATTGAACGCCCCTAAACCTCTCTGAAATACAGAAGATAATACTCCTACAGTCACTCCGTAGCCTAGTTTCTCTTTGTACTTCTCGTTAAACTCGTCTGCTTTCTTTTGAAGGGATGCACGGTCTTTTTGGGAGACCTTAGCACCCGTCTTTCCGGATGCATCACCTTTTGCGGACCCCTCACCCTTTGGTCTAGGGTTCGGAGTGTCCGATTTGGGAGCTTTAGGAGAGCTTTTTATGCCACCTTTTGGTCCCACCTCTGCTAGATTGTGCTTTTTGCAGGGCATATACCAGGTTTTGCCCTCAAATTCGTGTTCGTGATATCCCTCACATCCGATATCCTCAGCAGCTTTCTCTGCAAGTTCTTTCGTTGCGTATGCAAGCCTGTCATCTATTACAGCAGTATTCTCGTCAACAACCATAGAAGATAGTTTACCCCTTCTAAACACTCCCATTTTACGTATAGCCCAATTTATACCTTCAGTACCTCCCCAGCCTAGCCAAGCAACATACCCCTTATCTTTCCAAGGCGTTCCCCTTAAGTCTGGGTCTATAGTAGCATTTCTACGGTGTCTATTGAATGAAGCCATCCTAGCAATTGTTGAACGGCTGATTTTTTGGCCCTTAGCGAGCTGATTGGCTCTTCGCCAGCCCACCCTAGTCATTCCCTTAACCTCATCACGACCATAACGTAAACGCCAATTAAGGACTTTCTGTGCATTTTCTCTTGCTGCCTTAGGATAATCATCATAGGTACGTAATTCGACCTCCATAGCCTCTGTAAGCTCTTCTATGAGTGATAATGCCTCTAATTCTTCATCTCCATACTCAGGAAGTTGCTCTTTTGGCCTTTCCATAGCATCTGCGAAGTGTCCTTCGATGCTGAAGCCTTTTACCTTGCCTGTTTTAACGTAATCTGACCATACCGAGTCGTCATATACCTTCATAGAGACCATCCAGGTGCCATTAGGCAGGTCAAAACCGTATTTACGGGACTTATCCTGATTTGTATCGTCTATAATCCAAGATTCTACTACAGATAAGCCATCTAAGTCCCCATCGTGTTCTAAAGTAGCATTATTTTGATATCCTTTAGTCAGGAAAAGCTCTGAGGCTTTTCTGACGGTATCTTCAGAGAAATAAATATAGTATTCATCATCTCCACTTCTTCGGTATATCTTTTTATTAGGAATTAGAGCAGGCCCCATAAGAATCTTCTTCTCTTGATCTACTTCTGCTAGTTTCACTTCTTGTGAGCTAAGCATAATGAAGTCTTCTTGTATTGCAGGGTCGTCTACGATTGAAATAGCATCTATTCCACTGATTTCATTCTCCTCATCAATGATAAGTTCGATTACTTTTATTTCTTCCATACCTAAATAACTTATTAAGTTGCTTTTTGTTCTTATCCTCCGAATGAAGCTGTACTACTTATATTTCTATCTAATTCTAATTGTGATGATATGTCTTTACCAACAACAAACGCTTTAACAGGTTTAGCTTCTTGACCGGCTACCGTTTGAGCTAATTGACTAGATGCCGAAGCACCCACTATATTGAAGTCAGGAGCTTCTATGCCGGCTCCTGCCCCACCTGCTCCACCTCCAGCTGCACCTATTGCTGATGGCACGAATTGCTGTCTACGTATTGCTGCAACCTGGGCGAGACCTAGCCCTATTACTGTAGTCATAGCTATAATTTTACCAACAAGACCTAGCTTGTGTCTAGCTAAAACATCTGTAGCGGCTAAATAAGTATTTACTAATGCATTAGCTATAGCAACTTTCTTATCATTCTCAAACTGTCTTTCTGCAATTTTATCTCTTTTTGCCTGAAGAGCTTCTTCGTTAGCTGCTATCTGAGCGTTTATACCCTCTCTTTGTTTAGCTGATAACGATTCGTTTTTCAGTCTTTCTTTTAGTTGGTTGTTGGCTAGAACAGTCCTTCTTTCTTCTATAGATATATCAGCTTCATAAGCTGCTTGTGTTGCTTGAGAAAACATAGATGTGACCTGTTGAACAGTGGCAACGAGTTCGTCTATAAACCTTTTTTCATTTTTATTTCTGAGAGAATCATAATAATCTCTTATTTTTTGCTTATCTGCTTCAGCAAGCCCTACAAGCTCCACCTCTTCGTCTAGCAGCTCTAACAATTTCAAGGACTCTTTCTCCATTCGGTCTATCCTCTGCTCAGATGTCTCGACAATGAACTGCCCCATAAAGTTCATTCGCTCCCCTAAAGCCATATCAAAAGCATCTAACTCCCTTAAACCTTCGTCTAAGTTTAATTCACTAAAATCTAACGAAACCTTAAGCTCTTTTGATTTATCTATAAATTCATCGAATTTTTTTATAGGTATTTTCTTACCAAACTCATCAAGTTCAAAACCTTGTTTCCTGTATAATTCAGCTAAATCTTTTAAGTTCTGAACTTGCTCGTCCTGAAGTGTATTAAATTCTGATCCTAATTTATTTAACAGGTCTTGCTGTATACTTCTAGAGATGGTATTGCTTAAATCTATTTTGTTTAAATCCTGTTTTTCTTTCTGTATATCTGAAAAGGTTTTTTCCTGATCTATATTGTTTTTAGTTATTTTTTCTCTAAGCTCAGATATTGCTCTCTCTATCTCAAGCTCTTCTTTTTTTGTTTTAGCTAATTGTAGTATTTTCTCATTCCTTTCCTCTTCTGTTAGTAAATTATCTTGAAGAATAGCCTTGAGTCTTTTCTCCGTCTTTAGCATACCCGAAGCAATGTCAATACCCTCCTGTCTTGTTATGTTATTATCATCTAAAGCATCAGTAAGTTCATTTACTATAATTACTTGCTGAGATACAGCATCAGTCAAGTCCTCAGTAGTTTGTTGTGCTTTTTTTGTTGAACCAGCAAAATAGTCAATTAAAGATATAACAGTCTGAAAAGCCAAAACAATTCCTAAAGGGCCTTTACCCAAGGTTTGCTTAAGAACCGTCAAAGCGTTTTTAAATCCTCCTGATGTAGATATTAGCGTGACAAATAGCGTAGATAGTTGAGACAAGTTGTTCGCAACACCCCTAATTCCGTAGGGCATATCCGATATAGTTCTACCTAATTCCACAAGAGTAGCACCAGCAAGCCCAGACTTATTCATCATATCTAGGTTTTTCTTGCCCATAGTTTCAAGAGCATCGCCTGTGTCTAAAGAAGCGTTCTTCAGCTTCTTCATACCCGTCTCTAATTTAACAAATCCCTTAGTGAGACCGTCTATTTTCATTTTAACGTCTCCGTCAATAACTTTTATCTCTATTTGGAACTCACCTTTTTCTACTGCCATCTCTTATGTTTTTTAAGTGCTTCTTTTAATGTTCTTGGT